ATGACCAAGAAGATGAGTGGGAGCCTTTAGATGTAATTTCGGGAGTATAAATGGCAACCAAAAAATTAGACAAAGACGAATACTATCAACCCACTGAGGCTGATAAAGAGTTGACTTCATTCGTTACTGACCACTGCGATCGGTGGAGAGACTACAGAAACACAAACTTCCTACCCTCCTATCTAGAGTACGAGCGTATCTTTCGAGGAGAGTGGGCATCTGAAGACAAAACCCGTGAGTCTGAGCGTAGCCGTATTGTCACCCCTGCCACCCAACAAGCAGTTGAAACCCGCCATGCCGAAATCATGGAAGCTATCTTTGGTCAAGGCGAGTTCTTTGACATTGAAGACAACATCCGAGATGTCAACGGCAACCCCATTGACATTGAGTTAATCAAAGTTCAACTGAATGAGGACTTTAAGAAAGACAAAATCAGAAAAGCTATCGACCAGATCGAATTAATGGCTGAAATCTATGGAACAGGCATAGGTGAGATTATTGTCAAAACTGAAAAAGAGTATGTCCCTGCCACCCAACCCATACCCAATATGCAAGGACAGGCGGCAATTGGAGTCATGGAAAGAGACAGGATTGCAGTCAAGATCATGCCTGTCAATCCTAAGAACTTCCTCTTTGACCCCAACGGTACTTCCATTGATGACTGTATGGGCGTGGCTATTGAGAAGTATGTCTCAATCCACAAGGTTGTTGAAGGAATTGAGAGAGGCATCTACCGCAAAGTAGACATCACGCCCACCTACGAAGACACCGATCTTGAACCTACCCAAGAAGTATCACAGTACCAAGATGAAAAGGTACTTCTGCTGACCTACTACGGTCTTGTCCCCCGTGAGTATTTGAACAACTTAGAAGAAAACAAAGACATTGTTGAGTTGTTTCCTGACAATTCCTATGCCGAGGACTACACCGACATGGTGGAAGCCATTGTTGTGATTGCCAACGATGGTTTATTACTCAAGGCTGAGGAAAACCCCTACATGATGAAGGACAGACCTGTTCTGTCTTACCAAGACGATACCGTTCCCAACCGTCTTTTGGGTCGTGGGACAGTGGAAAAAGCATTCAATATGCAAAAAGCCATTGATGCACAGACCCGTAGTCACTTAGATTCACTGGCATTGACGACTTCTCCCATGATTGCGATGGATGCAACACGGTTGCCAAGGGGTATGAAGTTTGAGATCAAGCCCGGAAAAGCAATCCTTACCAATGGCGCACCGTCAGAGATTCTTTATCCATTCAAGTTTGGTCAAAGTGACCCCAATAACCTAGCAACTGCCAAAGAATTTGAGCGTATGTTGTTGCAAGCCACTGGAACTCTAGACTCTCAGGGCTTGGTTAGCCAGTCTAGCCGTGATGGTGGCGGTATGTCGATGGCAGTAGCCTCCATCATCAAGAAATACAAGCGTACTTTGGTCAATTTCCAAGAAGATTTCTTGATTCCATTCATCAAAAAAGCGGCTTTTAGGTATATGCAGTTTGACCCAGAGCGTTATCCCTCTGTGGACATGAATTTTGTACCTACTGCTACCTTGGGCATCATTGCTCGGGAGTATGAACAACAACAATTCATTGGTTTGTTGCAGACTTTGGGTGCTGAAACCCCTGTTTTGCCGATTTTGCTCAAAGGCATCATTGGAAACAGCAGTTTGTCTAACCGAATGGAGTTGATTGCTAAGTTAGATGAGATGATGCAACCCAATCCTGAGCAACAGCAGATGCAACAGGCTCAACAGCAGTTAGCTATCCAAGCGGCACAGGCTCAGATTGCTGTAAACACCACAGCGGCTGAACAAAACAGGGCTGAAGCACAGAAATTGATGGTTGAGGCTCAGTTAATGCCACAAGAAGTACAAGCCAAGAACATGGCGGCTGTGACAAAGAATCTGCCTAACCAAGATGACTTAGCTTCCAAAGAGTTTGATAAGAGAGTTAAGATTGCTGAGTTGATGTTGAAGGAAGCTGACATCAAGAACAAGTCTAAGATTGTTGAACTGCAAATGGCAGAGAAAAACAACAAGATTTCAGGCATGGAAGAAGATTTCCTAGAACAATTATCTCGTGAATTAGGCTCTGGACAGACAGGAATTCAATAATGGATATTGAAAACCTAGCCAAGGAGTTAATCCTTAAAAACATGACTCCTGAACAGCAAAAAGCTGTTTTGGAATCTGTACGCCAGTCTGTTGCTCAAGCCAAAGAGGTGCAAAAGAAGAAGATTGGCGAGAATGTCAATCTTGTTGTCCAAGCCTTAAAGAAGATTGAAACTGAGATTCAGGCTCGTTATGACGCTATTGGCACAACGATTGAAAACCGTGTTGCCTCTATCCAAGACGGTAAAGACGGTAAAGACGGGCGTGATGGTGTCAATGGCAAAGATGGTAAAGCTGGCAGAGATGGGGCAAAAGGTGACAAGGGTGACGCTGGTCTGAATGGCAGAGATGGCGTAGATGGCAGAGATGGTGTGTCGGTCACAGATGCCAAGATTGACTTTGATGGTTCTTTGGTCATTACACTTTCTTCAGGTCAAGAAATTAATGTGGGTGAGGTTGTATCCTCAGACATTGCTGAGAAGATTAAAGTCATTAACACCATGTCTACCAATGCGGCAATTGCTGTAAAGGAAGAAGGTTCTACCCTTACCAATGGTGTCAAGAGCATCAATTTTGTTGGTACAGGCATCACTGCAACAACATCAGGAGATGATGTAACCGTTACAGTGGCTAGTGGCAGTGGCACAGTCACAAGTGTGGCGGCTACTGGTGGAACAGGCATTAGCGTTACTGGTAGCCCAATCACTACCTCTGGTACTCTGACCATTACCAATACTGCACCAGATCAGACGGTTGCCTTAACTAGTGGCACTGGCATAACCACTAGCGGAACTTACCCAAACTTCACCATCACCAACTCTGGTGTGACTTCTGCTGTTGCTGGTACAGGCATTTCAGTCTCAGGTGCTACAGGTGCGGTGACAATTACCAACTCTGCGCCTGACCAAACAGTTAGCTTGACTGCAAGCACAGGTATATCAACGAGTGGCACTTACCCCAACTTCACCATTACGAATACTGCCCCTGACCAAACAGTTGCATTGACCGCTGGAACAGGTATCAGTACCTCGGGGACTTACCCCAACTTCACCATTACCAACTCAGCACCAGATCAGACTGTTGCATTGACAGGTGCAGGGACTACCTCTATCAGTGGTACTTACCCTAACTTCACTATCACATCGAATGACCAGTTCTCGGGTACTGTGACTTCAGTGACTGCTGGTACAGGGTTGACTGGTGGAACGATTACGACAAGTGGCACTGTTGCGTTGGATAACAGTGGAGTGGTTGCGGGTAGCTACACGGCTACAAATCTGACTGTTGATGCGTTTGGGCGTATTACCTCTGCAACGAATGGTACAGGTGGGGCAACGCTTAGTAATGACACAAGTACATCAACCAATGTTTTTCCTTTGTTTGCAAATGCAACATCAGGAACGGCAACTACGGTTTTTACCAGTAATGCCAAGTTGCTTTATAAACCTAGTTCTGGCGAGTTACAGTCAACTGTTGTTATTGCGTCAAATGGGATATTTGTGAATAGCCAAACAATTTCAGCAGACTACACTATTGCGGCTGGTCAGAATGGTATGAGTTCTGGTGCGGTTTCTGTTGCAACTGGTGTAACTGTTACAGTTTCAACTGGTTCAGCTTGGACTGTGGTGTAAAGGAAAAGAATGTCACAAGTAGCCATATCAGGAAATGCGGCAGGGTCTGGAACAGTCACTGTTACATCGCCCAACACAAGTAGCAATTACACGCAAACACTATCAGCTTTGTCAGGAACAATCCCTGTTGTCACATCATCAACAGCATTGATAACTGGTGCGCCAATCTATGAAAACACAAAAACAGTGACAACATCTTATTCAGTTACTTCTGGTTCTTGCGCTATGTCTGTGGGTGCAATTACTTTAAATGCTGGTGTTTCAGTCACACTTCCATCTGGCTCAAGATGGGTAATTCTCTAAAGGATTGAAATGGCTTCACTTGTTTTAACAGGAGACACATCAGGACAGGTAACGATTGCCGCCCCTGCTGTTGCTGGTACAAATACGCTGACGCTTCAAGCCGCCACTGCGACAAATGCTGTCAATACAAGAGCTACTGCTGTTGTTAGCACATCAGGTACAAGCATTGACTTTAATTCGCTGCCAAGCTGGATTAAGAAAATCACAGTGATGTTAAGTGGCGTTAGTACAAACGGAACTGCTAATTATTTGATTCAAATTGGGTCTGGTTCAGTAACAACATCTGGGTATTTAGGCGCTGGAGGAAGCACAGGCGGCATTTCAAATTTCACAACTGGATTTGGCGTTGCCGCTGGTGCTGCCAGTGTTGTCATGCACGCAACTATGACCATAACTAATGTCAGTGGGAATATATGGTTGGCATCTCATGTAGGCGGTCGTTCAGATGCTGCTGCTGTTACTTTTGGTGGTGGTAGTGTAACTTTATCGGGAACATTAGACCAAGTACGCATAACAACATCTAATGGCACAGACACCTTTGACGCTGGCACTATCAACATTCTGTACGAAGGCTAATCATGTCAATACTTGCTTTAACTTCTGACACGCTAATTGGTACACCAGCCACAGGAAACATTGAATACAACGGGCAGTTCTTTGGGACTGACAGCAATGCGTCTAGGGCGCAGTTGCAGAGGATTGTATTGTCTACTGCTGTTGCGTCTACCAGTGGGACAAGCATTGACTTCACTGGTTTGCCTGCATGGGTAAAGAAAATTACAGTGATGTTTAATGGGGTGAGTACAAACGGTACTTCTCCAGTATGTGCATTGATAGGAACATCTAGCGGGATTGTTTCAACTGGATATTCTGCTGGAGGTATGCGATCTTTTGTTGCATCAAACGACTCAGTTGGTGTGCAGACAGCTAGGTTTTTGGTAGATGGGGCGGCACAAGATTCAGGCGCATCTCGGCATGGACACATGGTTCTTACATCCCTTGGTAGCAATGTGTGGGTTCAGTCATCAATCACCTCTAGATCAGATGGCAATGCTTCATCTAATTGTGGCGGTTCTATAACCCTTTCAGGAACACTTGATCGTGTTCGCATTACAACCATTAACGGCACTGACACATT